CCGCGAAGCTCAGTTACATGACGTTCTTTTTCTGAACTGGGTAGTGCCCTGAAAAGCTCGAGTAGCTGCTCTTCAAGCTCATCTAATGTGATCTTATCTTCTTCAGATACGGCTGGAAGCTCAGGCTGTTTGTCTTCGTCCCCGTATAAAATCCAGGTGGGTGAACATTGCAGGGCCTGACTCAACTGGAACAAGTTCCTGCCCTGAGGCTCGTTATCATCGCTTTCCCATTTAGAGATTGTGACGTGCGATACCTGCGCGAGTTTTGCGACTTCACGCTGAGTTAGGTTGAGTTCTTTACGCCGCTTTTTAATGCGCTCGCCAGGGCTGATTTTGTTCATGTAGTTAATATAAATTTACTTGACTTAATTTTCTTTAACTCGTAATTTTGTTTCCGAAAGTTAACAAAATGGAGATCGGCAATGTTTAAAAACGATGCTTTAGCGTTCTTTGGGAGCGCCACAAAGCTGGCTCGAGCCGCAGGAGTTTCACTTCCAGCAGTATCTCGCTGGGGAAATGTGATACCTGAGCGCCGAGCTGCAAGGTTGGATCGTGTTACAGATGGGGCTTTGAAATATGACCCTGAATTTTATCTGGAACCGAACAACACAACTGCAGCTTAACAAAGGGCGTATTTGAAATCTGATTACGCTTAATCAGGTTTTCAGCGACAGGAGACGCGACGAAGTGGAAAACCTCGACGAACTGAAAAGAGAAATCTTCAACTGGGCTGCTGAGCGTGGGCAGGAACATGTTGCTATTGAGATCACTCGCATGTGGTTTCGAATGGGAGGCAATACCAGCTGCGTAAAACTGCACCCGATGGAGGATTCGAAAGGTAATGCTGACTGGAGGGCAATCAACAACAACCGGCAGCAGATTTTTCGCTGGCTACGTGGTGAAACGAAAGCGGCAAGAATCAAAACTAAAGCGCTGGCCATGGCGATGGAAGCTGCATTGCCTGCGGAACGGTATGCACAGCTGGGAATGACCACTCAGCAGTTAATTTGCATTGCGATTCGTGATTTTGCCGCGGCGATTATTGCTCTGTTGCTTGATGCAAGGGATCGACCCCAGCGGATAGCACAGGCATTACAAGCCATACAGGAAACACAGCGCCTGACCAGCGTTTAACTTGTATCGAGGAAAGACCAATATGCAGACATCAACAGACCGCATCACCTGGCGGAACGGCTGGCGTTTAAATGGTGAACCGTCCTGTGCGCATGATGTACGGGGAATATTTGAAGAACGTCTCGCCGCGAAAAAATGGGAAATATACGAACAGCGTAAAGCTGAAATGATTGAGACGTGTGTTTTCCTCACACCAAAAGATTACGAAATAGCCTGCCGCCAACTGGCCGATATGCTGGGGTTATGATCATGAACATACTCCCGCTACTCGACAGGCCGATCGCCTTCCAGCGCAGTTTTATACGCCTGAATATTGGCGTTACTGCCGCGCTTTTTCTTTCACAAATGACCTACTGGACTAACCGATCCGACGATGACGGATGGGTGTATAAAACTCAGGATGAATGGGAAGAAGAAACGGGCCTTTCCCGTTATGAGCAGGAAGGGGCGAGAAAGAAACTTCGCTCAATAGGTGTACTGCTGGAAAAAAGAAAAGGTGTCCCTGCTCGACTTTTTTACAAGGTTGATAATGATGTTTTATATCAGGCACTTGTAGCTGCAAACAAGAATGTGGAAAAACCACAAACTGGAGTGCGTAAAACCACCAGGCAAGTAAGTGGAAAACCAGCAAACATTCATACAGAGATTACTACAGAGAATACAGATCCCTCTAAATCTCCCGTTGGGAGTGATGTCGGGCATGTATTGCGTGAACAATTAATCACTCTTCTGGAAGGGAAGTTTGATTTTGACAAAGCAGCCGAGCTTCATGACGCCGTCGAGGCTGAAATAACCAACGCTGGGTTTAACTGCCAACGCGAATATTCTGTAGCTGATCGCGGTGATGGTCGTAGGGGGCGAATTGATCTACTCGTCACAGGTCGTAACGGTGAGCAATGCGGGATTGAAATTGATCGCATCAATCCCCGTGAAAAGTCGGTGATAAAACTTAAGCAAGTTAGCGATGGTTTTATTCTGGTTCGTGACGGAGTTCTTTCCGAACGTTATGAGTTTGACGGGATCCAAGTTATCGGGGCGCACCCAGCAACATCGCCTGTCGAAAATATAACTCGTGAAAAATTGTTCAACGATGCGCATAAAGCTCTGGAGTTTTATAACGAAAAGACAGGTACAAATTGCCGTGACATAAAACCCTTCCTGATGCTTATGACCCCAACAACAACTCGTAAGGGGTACACACTGGCGGATATCCAACTGGTAATCCGTTGGGTACTGGCAACATGGCGTCCCCGTGGCACTAGCCTGCCTAAGCCTGCGAACATCTGTCGTGTTAACCGGTTTGATGGCTATCTTGCTGACGCCGAAGCCTGGGCGGTAATCGAAGCCGATATTGATCCGGATGCCGTCATGAACGGCTACAACGAGATATTCGCTGACACACTGCCTGCTGCTGAACTGGATACAGATCGCCGTCGGATGATTATTCGTCTGGCAGCTCACATGAAAAATAAAACTACAGGTGCGTTCCTGGGATACTTCGAAAAATTCCGCGCTGAAGCACCTGATTTTTATTATGGCGCTAATGGATGGCGAGCCAGTTTCGATTACCTGATGAAGCCGGAGACATTACGTAAGACCCGGGAGGGCGCTTTATGATGCAGTTGATGTATTCGCATCAGGAACTGGAATGTTTTGTTCTCGCTGCGCTAATGAACGGTGGCGCCACGCCTGATGCTTTTGACGTGATCGCTACTGTTCCTGAGGAAGCGTTCAGCGTCGGTTACTATCGTCGTGTCTATAACGAGATTAAAAAACAGGCTCTGAGTGGCGGCTTGATTGACATGATGTTCCTGAGTGAGGTCATTGGTGGTCAGGGCACACTTGCGAACCTTGCTGATATCTGCAAGCAACCTGCCTCGACATCCAATTTGAAAGGATATGCCAAAAAAATGGTTGCTGGCTGGCGAAGCCGCACTATTGCACAACTCCTTCAGGATGGTGCCGAAGGTATACGTAACGCTATAAACCAGGAGCAACGTGATCAGGTTGTGGAAAAGGCTGTGGCGCAACTGCTGGATATGACCGCTGAAAGCGGCGACGTTCAACCGGTACACATTAACGAGCTGTTGCCCGCCTACATGGACACCGTACAGAAACGTATGGAAGGTGATGAATCCACTCGTAACCTTCTGACCGGGATTGTAGATCTCGATAATGCTACAGGAGGTATTAACCCGCAGGATCTGATTGTCGTTGCTGGTCGACCAGGTATGGGTAAAACCGAATTTGCTCTTACAGTTGTGGAAGGCGTAACCGCTAAAGGCGGAGGCGCGCTAATTTTCAGCATGGAAATGGCTGCTGCTCAGATTGTTGAACGCTCACTGGCTGGTGCCGGAAATCTGTCTGTTTCCCGTCTGCGTAACCCTCAGGATATGTACGATGAGGACTGGGCACGATTAACCGCTGCGATAGGTGAGCTTACGGATCGCGATATCTGGATTGTCGATGCAACCGACCTTACGGTTGAACAGATTCGCGCAATTGCTGAAACGCACAAACGACGTCACCCGCATCTGGCGATGATCATGGTCGACTATCTCGGCCTGATTAAAAAACCAAAAGCGGAACGTAACGATCTCGCTGTAGCGCATATTTCCCGAAATCTTAAAACGATGGCTATGCGCCTGCACACGCCAACCTTTGCACTGAGTCAGCTCTCCCGCGCTGTTGATGCGCGCCCGGCGGCACAGCGCCGCCCGGTAATGTCAGACCTGCGTGATTCAGGCTCTATTGAGCAGGATGCTGACAGCATTCTGTTTCTGTACAGGGATGAAGTTTATAACCCAGAAAGCCCAGCTGCAGGTGTCGCTGAGGTCATCCTCGGTAAATGCCGCTTTGCAGCAGCTGGTACCGTAGTTTATCAGGAGTTTAAAAACGGTCACTTTCTGCCGATCGACCAGCACATTGGCAAAGAAAAAACACGGATTCAACTGGAAGCTGCAAAACCAAGAAAACAGCACCGTAAATATGCAGAGAAGTACAACACCGACGCATTTTAAAACGCCTGACCAGCGTGAATTACAATGAGGAAAGACCAATGACCGATTTAATTTATCCTAAAGTAGCGACAGATGATGATGCCTGTGACTGGACAAACGTAATCATCTGGCGGATGAACGCAGGCGCCAGGGCTCGCAGCCGTTCGGTTTATGTACCTTGCCCGCGTCCGGTACCTGTTCCGGGATTAACTGCTCGCGTGGCCAAAAAAATTAAAAAAAACAAAACCTGTTGAAACCAACCCACGGTGTTTTAGTAAGACGCATACGGGAACCGTTATTTATTCAGGTGGAGAGAAGACAGTAAAACTTCGCGAAACGGCAACTGTATGGACTTCCGGAAGCAAAGAGAATTACGACAAAAAAACGGGCTATAGGGTAGGTATTACCAGCCGCTGTCGTCTGCTGCTGGATACCATAAAACCCATTGAGAATCCCGCTGAATCCCAATTACCCCAAAAATCCAGCGAACTGCCGGCGGAACATCTCGTGGCGATTATGAAGGGCAAAACCCTGTCATATCAGGGGATCATGTCAGCGATTAAAAAATATTACCCGGACATCAAAATAAGCCTGGATCAACTTCAGAAACGCGTCTTTGCGCTTTGCATGTCGAACTTTGTAGGCATCGAGCGGCATGACGACATGCCCGTTACACACTTCACGCTGAAAAGTGTTGATCCCCGTTTCTACGTTCACTCAGAGAAAAACATGAGGGCTTAAGGCATGACCGGGCAATCGGATTACCTCCCGCCCGGTCTCCCGCTCAATCGTGCGAAATGGCCACAAGAGTGCCAACTCAAAGAGCATTACGACATGCGCGCCGCTGCGCTCGTTCGTCAGCTCTATGAGCGGAAAGTTACTCGGCAGATGGTTATTCAGCACATTGACGCGACGCCGGATAGTTATCGGGATTTTTTCAGAGAACGTTTGAATTACTGGCGGCAGCAGCAAGAAGGGGGGAAATAGTGAATAAAAAGTACACATTAATTTATGCGGATCCTCCTTGGGCATATAGGGACAAAGCAGCAGATGGTGATCGTGGCGCCGGGTTTAAATATCCAGTGATGAATGTTCTCGATATTTGCCGTCTTCCGGTGTGGGATCTCGCTGCAGAAAGTAGCCTGCTGGCTATGTGGTGGGTTCCGACGCAACCGCTTGAAGCACTGAAGGTAGTTGAGGCATGGGGGTTCCGTCTGATGACAATGAAAGGTTTTACCTGGAACAAATGCGGAAGCCGTCAGACAGAAAAACTGGTAATGGGAATGGGGCATATGACACGCGCTAATAGTGAAGATTGCCTTTTTGCAGTTAAGGGGAACCTCCCTGAGCGTATTGATGCAGGGATTATCCAGTCATTTACAGCGCCTCGTCTGTCTCATTCGCAAAAACCTGACTTTGTGCGTGAAAAGTTAGTGCAACTGCTGGGTGACGTCCCACGTATAGAACTATTTGCGCGCCAGTCCTCGCATGGCTTTGATGTATGGGGAAATGAGTGTGATTCGTCTGATGTAATGCTGCTGCCAGGAATAGCTGAATTTATCAAGGAAGATAGGGAGTGTGCTGCATGACAAAGCCAGCAACAATTCTTGATATGTGCTGCGGCTCCCGCATGTTCTGGTTCAACAAGCACTACACCCGTGCCGTGTTCACTGATATCCGCGCCGAAGAGCACGAGCTGTGCGACGGTCGCCACCTGGTTATCAGTCCCGACCTGATTGCCGACTTTCGCTCACTGCCGTTCGCTGATTCTACTTTTCCGGTTGTGGTGTTTGACCCACCGCATCTGGAGCGTGTAGGCGAGTCTGCCTGGATGGGTAAAAAATACGGGCGACTGAACAAAAAAACATGGCGTTCTGATTTACGAACCGGATTCAAAGAGGCTTTCCGCGTACTGCGTCCACACGGAGTTCTCATATTCAAATGGAACGAGACGCAGATCTCGGTTAGCCAGATTCTGGCGCTTACAGATGTGAAACCTGCAATTGGCCAGCGTACCGGGAAGAACGACAAAACCCACTGGATCATATTTACGAAAGAAACTGGTGATGATACCTGCAATCTCAAAAGCGCCCTCCTTGATAGCGCATACCGTAGATTACATGAGCTGGAGAGTTTGCTTCTTCCCGAGGTGCCAGAAACAGTCTGGCCAGCTGAGGTCAAGATGATTTTTGAGCAAATAAACAACGCCGAGAGTCTGCCTGAACATCACCAAAGGCGACTAAAGCATCATATCAATCGCATGTGGTTAGAAAAAATGTCAGTACAGGCGATTGTGATTGCTGCTCGTTCGCTAATGAATGCAATGGAGAAATACGCGTGAGAGAAATCATTGTTGATAATTTTGCTGGGGGCGGTGGCGCTTCAACCGGTATTGAAATGGCGATCGGCCGCAGCGTTGATATTGCTATTAACCACGACGAGAACGCCGTGGCGATGCATACCACGAACCACCCGGATACGTTGCACTATTGCGAGTCTGTGTATGAGGTTCGCCCAAAAGTAGCTACCGCAGGTCGTCCAGTGGCTTTGGCGTGGTTTTCTCCCGATTGCCGCCACTTTTCTAAAGCCAAAGGCGCTAAACCTGTCGAGAAAGCGATCCGCGGACTGGCTTGGGTAGTATTACGCTGGGGGCTGGATGTTGAGCCGCGGGTTATGAAACTGGAGAACGTCGAAGAGTTTAAAACGTGGGGGCCGCTACTGGCTGGAGAAATGCGACCAGACCCATCCCGCGCAGGCGAAACTTTCGAAGCCTTTATTGGCATGCTGACAACCGGAATCCCGGCGAACCATCCGGCGCTAGTAGAATGCTGTGAGTTTCTGAATATATCGCTTGATAGCGATGACGCAGCTCGACTGGTTAAAGGTCTGGGCTATGTCGTTGAATATCGCGAGCTGCGAGCCTGCGATTACGGCGCACCGACAATCAGAAAACGTTTCTTCATGGTCATGCGCCGCGATGGGAAGCCGATTGTGTGGCCGCAACCAACGCATGGGGATCCGAAATCACCTGCGGTTCAGGCTGGCAAGCTTGCGCCATGGCGTACAGCTGCGGAGTGTATCGACTGGTCAATTCCGGCTCCGTCGATATTCGACCGCAAAAAAACGCTGGCAGAAAATACCCTGAAGCGGATCGCGCGCGGCATACAGCGCTTTGTTATCGACAGTGCGTCGCCGTTCATCGTGAAATGCAATCACACTACGACCAAAGGGAAATACGATTGTTTCCGTGGGCAGGCACTGAGTGAGCCATTGCAGACCATTACCAAAACCCATGGCTATGCGTTAGCCGTTCCACACCTGACAAAGTTCCGTACCGGCGCAACCGGTCAGCCCGTTACCGAACCTGTCCCGACGGTAACCGCTGGCACGTCAAAACGCCCGGGCGGGAATGGACATGCACTCGGGATTGTTGAGGCTGCCATTGCACCATTTGTTGGCCGTCAGTTCGGTGCCAGCGTCGGTCACCGGGCAGACGAACCGAGCGCAACTATCACCGCTGGCGGTGGCGGTAAATCTCAACTGGTAACGCCTACGCTGATCCAGATGGGTTATGGCGAACGACCTGGACAAGAACCGCGTGTGCTGCGACTGGATAACCCGCTGGGGACCGTTACTGCAGGTGGAAATAAATTCGCGACGGTGAGCGCGTTCCTGGCAAAACACTACGGCGGTAACTATACGGGGCCGGGTGTCAGTATGGATGAACCTGCGCACTCAGTAACCACAGTCGATCATCACGCAGTTGTCGCTGCGCATTTGATGGTCAATAACACTGGTCATCCAGGCGGCACGCTGGACAATCCGGCTCATACCATAACGACGGGAAACCATCATGCTGCAATTTTGTCGCATCTGGTTAAACTGCGCGGCACATGTCGTGACGGCCAGCCAACCAGTGAGCCAATGCCAACGTTGACGGCGGGCGGGCTGCACGTAGGGGAGGTGAAAACCACTCTTGCGGTTGATGAATACGACGAACACCGCGCACAGCAAACACTGGCATTCCTGCGGGAATACTGCGGCGAGGATTGTGACGGGCTGGTGACCGTTGACGGCATAACTTACCGCATCGTTGATATCGGCATGCGCATGCTGCAGCCGCACGAGTTATATCGCGCGCAGGGCTTCCCTGAGTGGTACATCATCGACCAGGACTATCGGGGCAAAAAGTACGCGAAGGATAAGCAGGTTGCCCGCTGTGGTAACGCAGTTCCTCCGCCTTTTGCTGAGGCGCTGGTGAGGGCTAATTTACCTGAATTATGTGTAAGCAGGGAGGCCGCGTAATGGCAAAATCAGCAGCTGAGCGAAAAGCAGCACAGCGAGCCCGCCAGTCTGCCGCTGGTGGGCGGAAACTTGAATTGGTGCTGGATGCGCAGGAACTGGAAATGCTTGCCCGAAACTGCGCAGATCGTCGACCAGGCCGAGCGCCGTATGAAATGGGTGAATATATAGCGCTTCTCATTCGCCAGGATGATGCGCGTGTAAAGGGGCATATCAAATCAATCAGCGCGAATCGCTGCGGTAAATGCGGGGATGCGCTGCCGGTTAAATCATGCCCGTGTGCAGGTGATTCTCAGTGCTGGGTTACACACGGATGGCATGCGGTAAAACTGACAATGTGACATGTCACGACACCCAAAACCTTAGAGACGAACCGCCAGATAATGGCGGTTTTTCGTTATTAAACAGGTGAATACAAAATAACCACGCTTGATATTTTAACGTTTTGTGCCTTTAAAAGTTTGCACTTACTGCCACTTGGGAGTATATATACTGTATGTTTATACAGTGCACTTGTGAGGGAGGGAACGTGTTCAAAAAGACGGAGGTAGGGGAACATCTCCCCGATAACGGTCGCGTTCTCATAACCTGCAAGAATGGTAAGGTGACGGCACTCAGAAAAATCTATGATGATGAGCATGTCGCATCGCTTAAGTCTTTGTTAGAGCTGGCAGAACAAGCAGGTTGTGTCGTTGTTCAAAGAGGCAAAACTAAGATATAATTATGGTACCGGACTGAACACCCGGCACCTGTATTTCTGAGCAATTGCTGCGCTAAAGGGGAAACCAATGGCGCAGTATTCATTTGTAAAATCAGCAGGCGGAGTATTAATTCCGGCGACGCCTGACGCACGGGAATTTATCGAGAAAAAATTCCGTCTTGGTGCTGTTTTATATGCAGACTTTAAACAGGCACGTAATGCAGCATTTCACCGTAAATTTTTTTCACTCCTGAATCTTGGTTTCGATTACTGGCAACCGTCGGGCGGTGCAATATCCCCGGCAGATAAAAAACTGGTTCGTGGGTATGTGCAGCTGGTGGCCCATTATGCTGGCCATGAAGAAACACTCCAGGAACTGGCCGATCAGTATCTGCGTGAAGAAGCAGAAAAACGCGCCGGTAATATCAGCGCTGTAAAATCTTTTGAAGCCTTTCGCGCCTGGGTAACTATTGAGGCGGGTTTTTATACTCAATACGAAATGCCAGACGGTACCACCCGAAACGAACCCAAATCCATATCGTTTGCCAAAATGGACGATTTCGAGTTTTCCCAACTCTATAAATCCGTACTTGATGTGCTATGGAATTATATTTTGTTCCGCACATTTCCCACCCAGCAGGCGGCAGAAAACGCCGCCTCTCAATTATTCAGTTACGCCGCATGAAGAAAATCGATCTCACCAAGCAGGCGCGCGGTCGCATGTGTACTGTGCGCATTCCAGGTATCTGCAATTTTGATCCAGAAACCAGCGTTCTTGCCCATTATCGCATGAGTGACACCTGCGGGATGGGAATCAAACCACATGACATGCAAGGCGCAATTGCTTGCAACTGTTGTCATGACGTAATCGATGGCCGTGTAAAAACCGATATTGATCAGGACACCCTGAGGCTATATCACGCCGAAGGTGTATTCCGTACCCAACAAATTTGGAGAGAGGAGGCGTTTATATGATTAACCCATCAACGACAGGAAAGGGGGGGAAATGCTGCGATTAAACACCCTCGAGTCAGTCTGGATTCAGGGTAAACTTCGTATGTGGGGCCGATGGTCATATATTGGATCCGGCTCTGGTGGTCACATGTTTAATAACCTTCTCGCGTCAAAAAAAGTCAGTAAAACTGCCATTCAGCAGGTGTTGAAGCACCTCAAATCATCAGGTCTGGATCATGGGGAACTGATGTCATATTTTCTGGACATGCTTTCCGGAAAAGAAAAAAGCAACCTGGCATTCTGTACCGATGAAGAAGGCCTGTTAATGGATGCTGTGATCGGTGAAATATTGGTTCGGACAGGTCATCAGCGCCTTTTTAAATTGGTAGTTGATCGGTACAAGGAGCGTATGAGTAAGAAGGCTATGGCAAGAGAACTGAATACTCGTCACCCGGAATGGTGCCTACGTACCTGCGAAAGTCGAATTGATGTCTGGTTGCAGATGGCAGAATCCATGTTGTACTTACCAATGTGTGATGTATTCGATAAAAAAGCTGATCGATTCCGGTTGCAAAGTTGCGCGGGGATTGCTTGAATTCAGCTATGCTCGCGAAGCTACACCCGCAGCGATAGATAAAAATTAATAACCCGCCATCAAGCGGGTTTTGTTGTTTCTGGAGGATGGGAAAATGAAATAGCTAAACGGAAAGACCGCAGTCGAAAGGCAATGCAGCAGTCATGATGCTGCCCCGAGTCGCGTAATGGCGAGCCTGTGTAGTGATGGGTAAGGGTTCATAGATCAAAATTAGCTCCGGTAAAGCAGCGTGAATGCCAGATGCGCACCGGTTATCAGCGGCGATGACGCGACAGCATCTCAAGGGCATGAGCGTGGCCACTCCGGGAAGTGGCAAAGAATTCATAGCCTCGGTATTTACCGGGGCTTCATCATATTCAGGGCTCACTGACGGACGGCTCATAACCCAATCCGACAGGCGCTTGCGCAGAGCCCGCCTCTATATCAGGCTCCGGGTTCCATCTTCGACATTGCCCCGTAGCATATACAGCCCGATAGCCTGATCCCTTACAACACACAGCGCCCCGATTACGGAGGTGCGGATATGCAACGTATAAACCCAACCGATGGACATAACATGCCGTACTGGTGGTCAGGGCTGCTTGGTTTTTTTTCTGTTCTGAGTTTGCAAGATTATGTATTTATCCTTGGCGCTCTGATCTCGGCTTATTTCACCATTAAGACCTACTACGCGAAGCGTAAAGAAGAACGTGAACGGCTTGATGAAGAAAAAAAAAGAACGCAGTTATTGGCTAAGTACCTTGCTGATGTGGCCGTTAAGCCAGGTCGTGATCGCCCAGCGGCGGCTGAGATCGTGACAGAGGCAATGAAACGCATCTCTGGCGAGGTAGCAAAATAACTATGGCCTCGACAAAAACAAAATTAAGTGCTGCCGTTTTGGGGCTGGTACTTGCCGGCGCTCCTGCGTCAGTGATTCTCGACCAGTTTCTCGATGAAAAAGAGGGTAACAGTCTGACGGCGTATCGTGACGGTGGCGGAGTGTGGACTATTTGCCGCGGCGCCACAATGGTTGATGGTAAGCCCGTAACCCAGGGTATGAAGTTGACGCAGGCGAAATGCGATCAGGTAAACGCCATTGAGCGCGATAATGCGTTGGCTTGGGTAGAACGAAATATCAAGGTGCCGCTGACGGAACCACAGAAAGCAGGTATCGCTTCTTTCTGCCCATATAACATCGGCCCCGGGAAATGTTTCCCGTCTACGTTCTATAAGCGAATTAATGCTGGCGACCGTAAGGGAGCCTGTGAAGCGATTCGCTGGTGGATTAAAGACGGTGGCCGCGACTGTCGTCTGACCAAAGGCCAGAAAAATGGGTGCTATGGTCAGGTAGAGCGACGAGACCAGGAAAGCGCGTTGACGTGCTGGGGGATAGACCAGTGAAGGTTTTCTGGAAGCCACTTGCAGAAATACTGCTGGTGGCTTTTTTGTTATGCGCAGCCGCGTACTGGTGTTATTCACGCGGGTATCAGGAGGCGGACTCATCCTGGAAATTGCAGTGGGCACAACGTGACCTCACTGATGCGGCCACTACATTGCAGCGTGAAGTAACCGAAAGAGCAGAAGAGCAGCGCCGCCAGCGCGCCGTTGATGAGGAACGAGAGAAAGCCGATGAAGAACTGGCAAGAGTACAGGCTGATGCTGACGCTGCTAAGCGTGCTCGCGGTGGGTTGCAACAGCAGCTCGCCGAAATACAACAGCAACTCGCAACAAGTGAAACCGGCCGCCTTTCCGCCATTGCAGCAGCAAGCGCGGCAAAAGCCGAGGCCGGAATATTGCTCGCCCAGCTGCTTGGCGAAGCTGACGATCTGGCGGGAAAATTCGCAAAAGAGGCTGATGAGCGTTATGTCGCCGGAAGTACCTGCGAGCGCACCTACGACAAAGTAACGGGGAACGGTAATGGAAATTAAGTTGATTAAATACTGGAAGGTTGAATTATTTGATGCTCCCAGATCCAACTCTGTGATCAGTGAAATAATTTCCTGTGAAGAAAGGAGACCTTTTTTTACTGGATACTCCAACTCTCAATTTGACCTGAGAAAAGCAGTTCTTGATGGGGAAAAATTTATCACCTTTTTTTGTGAGCCTGATTCACTGAAAACTCGCTCCGTCCGCATCAGTCGCGTTCATGAATTCAGATGTTCGCCGATTTATGAGAACGATAACACTTTTCAGGAAGCAGCCAAACCACTGATGAAATGGCTGGCTGAAAATGTGCACCCACATCATCAAGCCATTGTGACCAGTTCATATGCAGATCTGCTGGAAAGTCAGATCGTGGCTAAGACTGACGAATTTCTGAAGGGCTAAGGCATTACAGCAGGCATTCCCTGAGTGTCTGCGATAATGACAAACAGGCAGGTGATCAGAGATGGCAAAACCGGACTGGGGAGCACTGCAACACCAGTTCCTCGCCGAGCATGCTAAATCCGGTATTTCCCCCAAAGACTGGTGTGAAGCGCAGGGACTGAATTACGCCAGCGCAAAGCGTTATATCAAGATTGCGAATGGTGTTGCGAATTCGCAAAAAAAAATTGCGAATAAAACTGCGAATTCGCAGAAGGGGAAAGTAAGTAAACAAGGGGCTTCAGCGAAAGAAGATAAACCCAAAGAGAGCCCGACTACCTCAAATTCTCCAGAAACGAAACCGATACGCGGATCCAGGCGGTCACCGCCAACAAACCCATTTAAACCAGGCAACCAGCAAGCCCTTAAACATGGGGGATATGGGCGCCGCATGCTTCTATCTGACGCCATTACAGAGGATGCACAAGCGCTCACGCTGGATGATGAGCTTTTCTGGCTTCGCGCTGCGAATCTGACTGCGGCGGAGAATATCGGTCGCTGGCAGGCAGAGTTAGAACTTGCTAACGCCGAGAAGGCAAAAGACCTTCACGAACTTATTTCCTCTGCGCAGAAGGCTATGCACCGAAATACTGCGCGTATTGAGTCGCTGGAATACACCAAAGGATCAATAGCGAAACTTCAAGTTGATGCCGCGTACCGGGAAGCAGCCACTGAAAAAGTTGAACTGGAAATCGATGTGATGAAAGACGGTGATAAAGACAACGCGATTGTCGTTCATAACTCGCTGCCAATACCGGGAAGATGATATGGCCGATATTTACCTTCCTACGCTGCATGACGGGCAATTAAAGGTCTGGTCAGATTCCTGGGATTCCCCGCTACATGCGGTTCGGTGTGGTCGTCGCTGGGGCAAAACCTTCATGCTTTCCAGCGCCGCGGTGACCTACGCCACAGCGCCATTCAAACGACCTGGTATGGATATTGAACTCGGCGGCAGGGTGGGTATTTTTACTGCTGAATATCGTCAGTATCAGGAAATTTACGACAAGCTGGAAGAAATCCTGCTGCCGCTGAAAAAGAGTTTTAGCCGGCAGGAAAAGCGCCTGCTATTGAAGAACGGCGGGAAGATAGACTTCTGGGTCACCAACGACAACAAACTGGCGGGCCGTGGACGTGAATACGAAATCATCCTGATAGACGAGGCGGCGTTTACCAAGTCGCCAGAGATGCTGAGGGAGATCTGGCCCAAGTCGATTAAACCGACGCTATTGACGACAAAAGGCCGGGCTTACGTATTTTCTACGCCAGACGGGGTGGACGAGGAGAACTTCTTCTACGCCATCTGCCACGACAAGAGTCTTGGATTTATCGAACACCATGCGCCGACGTCTTCCAACCCGTTCGTTCCACCGGAAGAGCTGGAGAAGGAGAGAGAGAACAACGACCCGCGCGTGTTCCGCCAGGAGTTTCTTGCCGATTTCGTCGACTGGTCAGCCGCTTCACTGTTCGATATCCGCAAATGGTTCGAGGGTGAAAATCAGGATCAACCTGTTGATTACCCAGAAATGTGCCAGGCCGTATTCGCTGTCATGGATACTGCCGTTAAAGGTGGATCTGAGCATGACGGAACGGCGGTGGTGTATTACGCCGTCGACACCCGGCCAGGCATTCAGCGCCTCACCATTCTGGACTGGGACGTGGTGCAGATTGACGGCGCGCTGCTGGAAACGTGGATGCCGTCGGTATTCGACCGGCTCAACGAGCTTTCCGGCCAGTGCGTTGCCATCAACGGCAGCCTCGGCGTTTTTATCGAAGACGCCAGCATGGGCAGCATCCTCCTGCAGAAAGGCGAAAGCCTGGGATGGCCGGTCAACAAAATTGAGTCCGCCCTGACCAGCAAAGGAAAGGATGAACGCGCCATTATGGCTTCCGGTTATCACTACCGCGGCCTGGCGAAAATATCCCGATACGCCTACGAGAAGACAGCCGTCTTCAAGGGCGAAACAGCAAACCATCTGTTCAAGCAGGTTTCCCGCTTCCATCTTGCCGACAAAAAAGCGCACAAGCGCGCCGATGACTTGCTTGATGATTACACCTACGGGCTGATCATCGCCTTCGGCAACGGCGACGCAATCTGACGAGAGAACCAATGAACGAAGAAGACTTCGAAATCGGCAGCAGCTCTCCAGAGCTGATGACATTGCTGGATAGCGATGATATTCAACCTGGATCTTCAGTTGGATATCAGACCTGTAAAACAGTTTACCTTTATCATCCGCTGGGCGGAAAAATGGTGGATCGTCCGATTAAAATGGCGATGAATGAGCCGCGCACAGTGCATGTTGCTCAGTCGTATGGGCTTGAACAGCGCCTGCGCGACGCGTTCGAGCGCGAGTGGAAAGCGATGGGCGCTAACCAACACATCGCCAACGCAGCACGCATCGCCCGAATTTACGGTGTATCTGCGATTGCAATGTTGGTGGATAACCAGGCGCCAGGTGAGTCATTGGACTACCGTACGCTGTACAAACACAATGTCAGTTTCAACATTCTCGACCCTCTTAACACGGCGGGCAGCATTGTGATGAACCAGGACCCGAACGCCAAGGACTTCCAGAAAGTCGAAGGCATTCGGGTGGCGGGCAAGCCGTATCACAAGTCACGATGTGTCGTCGTGCAGAACGAAGACCCCATTTATCTGGCCTACAACCCGGCAGCGTTCGGATTTACCGGGCGTAGCGTTTACCAGCGCGCGCTATACCCGCTGAAATCCTTCATCCAGACCATGCGCACTGACGACATGGTGGCGGTGAAAGGTGGCCTGCTGGTGACGAAAATCAAGGGACCAAGCTCTGTCGTCAACAATATGATGCAAAAGCTCAGCGGCATTAAAAGAATGCTGTTGAAGCGTGGGAAAACCGGTGATGTTCTGCAAATTGGTGACCAGGACGATATCAAATCAATCGATCTTAGCAACCTTGAAAAACCTCTGGATTCCGCCCGAAACCATATTCTTGAAAATATTGCAGCAGCAGCTGACATGCCCGCCATCATTCTTAACTCTGAAACTTTTGCTCAGGGATTTGGTGAAGGTACGGAGGATGCACGTTCGGTGGCGGTGTACATCGACAATATTCGCGAATGGCTGGATCCGCTCTATGCGTTCTTTGTGCGCGTCTGTCAGTACCGGGCGTGGAGTATTGAATTTTTCCAGTCGTTGCGTGCCGATTTCCCTGAGCTGAAAAACACCTACAGCCTCTATTTCTCGACGTGGATTAACAACTTCGAATATCGCTGGCCGTCTTCACTGAAAGAGCCGGAAAGCGAGAAGGTTAAGGTCGACGAAACGCGCTTTAAGGCGATCGTCAGCATGCTGGAAGTGGTGCTACCGCAGCTCACAGCGGACCATGAGAACCGGGCGACGCTTATCGAGTGGGCATGTGAAAACGCCAACGCTAACGAGAATCTTTTTCCTCAGCGGCTTAATCTCGATTACGACTCTCTCCTTGATAATCCGCCTCCTGAGCCGCCGAAAGCGGAAGATCCTGGCGGCGGGATGATGTTATGAACACGTTTACCCGAACAGTGAGAGACGCGGTAAAGTTCTTTTTGCGTAATGGTTACTCATCTCGCGAAGAGCTGGAGCGCTGGCAAAGCATTATCCGGCAGGCTGCCGAGAATGAAACGGCTGATGACTATATGGCTATGGTCACGCGGAATCTGACGAAAGCATACGATCTGCAAATTGGTCGTGCCGAAGTGCTGAAACGCCACCCAGGGATTTCCAGATTCACCATCAACTACCTTGAGCCAAAACTTCGCACCGAGCTGGATCGGCGGATTTTCGCCAGCGCTGACCTGATAAAGATCAACCGCAAAAAAGCCATCGACACCACATTGTCGCGGTTTAGCGGCTGGGCCAGCAGTATTCCTTCGGCAGATACGATTGCTTTGACTGGCATTCAGGGAACGATGAGGGAAACAGCGGCGCATATCCAGAAAACTGCTGAACAAATGGACTATGAAGCGCGGCGGGTGATGATAGACCAGAACCGCAAGCTGATAGCCAATATCGACAACGTGATTGCGACCAGTAATAACGCGATTGCAGCAATTTGGCACAGCCACTGGCGCAGACCGGGTTACAACTATCGCGAGGACCACAAAGAACGTGACCAGCTTTATTACCTCATTCGCGGTAACTGGGCGCAAAAAAATGGTTACGTCAAAGCTGGCCCTGCCGGGTATCTCGACGGGATTACCCAGCCAGGTGAAGAGGTCTTCTGCGATTGCTATGTGACCTACATCTACAACCTCCGCAGTATTCCTGAATACATGCTTACCCAGAAGGGGCGCAAATTCATGGAGTCAATGAAAGCAGCATAGGAGCATTAGAACGTGGCTATTTTTGGCAGCGGGATAATGTTTCGTCAGGGTGATTTCGTCTTCCTGATCCAGCGCTCAGATGATGGCACGTGGTGTCAGCCCGGCGGCACGGTCGAACCGGGTGAACTGGCTATTGACGCTGCGCGCCGCGAAGTGCTGGAAGAGGTGGGTTATCAGTACGATGGCCCGCTGACCCCGCACAGCGTTTACGGCGATTATCTGACGTTTCGCGCCGAAGTGCCGGAAAAGTTCGAGGCGAAGCTCAACGATGAATCGCTGGCCGCCGGGTGGTTCCACATTGAAGACCTGCCAACTCCACTCCATCAGCCATTCGCTGAGATGCTGGCGCAGCAGGCGCTCAATGAAACGGAAGTCGCCGCACTCATCGCTGACGGGACATTAAGCAGCCCGCAATACTTTATCAACATGTGGATGTTCGCCATCCGGGTGACCGGAACAGGGGTTACCTGGCGCTCTGCAGATCAACAGATGACCTTCCGTAACCCGGATGACTATCTCACCCCCGAATTTCTCCAGCGGGTTGCCGGGTTACCTCTAATCTGGCTGCACCCCGAGAAAAATACGCTCGATAGTGATGAGTTCGCAAAACGCGTTATCGGCACCCTGACCAACAGTTGGGTTGCTGATAATGGTGAGGTGTGGGCCATTGCGCGCGTATACGACGCCGAGGCAGCCGAAATTATGGCGACCAGGCAATTAAGCACCTCTCCAACTGTGAAGTTTGTTGAGGTACCTAAATCAATCATTGTCGACGGTCAGCCTCTGCTGGTGGAGCCATCCCCCGAGCTGCTCGACCACGTTGCAATTTGTGAACAGGGCGTATGGGACAAGCTCCTTGCCCCTACTGGTGTTAAATCTGATTCCATTCCAAATGAGGCTGAAATAATGGACGAGGAAAAATTTGTAGAGTTGTTCAATAAATGCATGGACGCTCGCATGGCTAAGGCTGACGCTGAAGCAGCAGATCTGAAAGCCAAAGCCGATGCTGAAGAGGCTGCCAAGAAGGAAAAAGCTGACGCGGAGGCCAAAGAGGCAGAAGAAGCGAAAGCCAAGGCAGACGAGGAAGCAAAAGCTGCTAAGGCAAAAGCCGATGAAGGTGAGCTGAAAAAACTCGAGCATGAAGCAAAGGGAGAAGATGACCGTCTGGAGCGTGAACGTAAAGAACGTGATCGCGAAAAAGCAGACTCTCAACTGCGACAGGAAATTGCAGAGCTTCGTTCGCGCATCCCTACGGAACTGAGCGATGAAGAGCGCAACGAAGTCGCCGACGCACAGGTGAAGGCTGACAGCGTTTTCTCATGCTTTGGCAAACGTGCTCCTGTGCCGTTGTCCGGTGAAAAACCGCTGTCGTACCGCCGCCGCCTGATGATCCAGCTTCAGGAGCATTCGCCTGACTTCAAGTCTGTCGACCTGTCATCTATCGCTGATTCCGCGCTGCTGAATGTGGCGGAAAAACAGATCTACGCGGATGCGCAGAAATCAGCAAGTCTGTCGGTTGGTCCTGGCATGCTGCGTGAAATTAAGCGCGCTGATGCTACTGGTCGCCAGATTAGCACCTTTGAAGGCGATCCTGCTGCCACCTGGGCACCGTTCCAGTCTGGTAAACGTCAGGTCACCAGTTTTAACAACCAGGCTTAACGGGAGCGCTGAAGCATGTCTTATTTATCTCTTAACCCGATGGCAACCACGAATGCGCTGGGGGCCTTCGGTGTACAGTCTGACGGTTATGTTCAGGGTATTGCACTGGACGACCCGGCAAACCGTTTTAATCTTTCATCCGGTACGGTAGCGGCTACTGAAACCAAACCTCTTTGGGGCGGTCTGCCAGTTGCCGAACTTTTGCCAGGCAATCAGTCAAGCCCTCGAGGCTCAACGATTCGCCGCGCGGTATCCGTAGCAGAGCTGGAAGGTTTTACTGTATTCAATCAGGCGCATAACGGTCTGACCACTCCACAATCACCGGTTCCGCTATATGCATCCGGTATGAGTGTGTCGTTCTACCGTCTGGGATCAAACATGCGCGTTCCTCTGAAAGCGTCTGCTCAGGTGGTCGCGCTGGCTACTTCCGGCGCGTCGGTGAAAACGGCGCTGGCGTGGGACTTCGTCAACAACCAGATCACCACTGCCGCCGCAGCGGGTTTTGCTGGCGCTGACATTGCCACTACCGCCGTGGACTATGCGTCCGGCGTGGCTACAGCCACTACTGCTTCAGCGCATGGACTGACGGTTGGTCAGTACGTAAAAATCAGCGGCGTTGCTCCATCGGCGTACAACGGCACCGTTGTTGTATTGTCTGTACCGAGTGCAACCACCTTTACTTACACCCCGGCGACAGCACCAGGCGGTGCAGCGACCACGCAGGGCACCATCGGTGCGGTAACGATTTCCGACATCACACTGCCAGTGAAAGTGCTCGCCGTCGAAACAGATAACTCCAAAACTGTCACCTATGACAGCTCAACCGGTTTCCTGACCTGGAATAACAACGACAGCTGCGCGCTGGTCTTACTTTAATCGGGAGCTGAATTAAATGGCTGCAATTACCCCCAGCTACACTATCGTCAATCCGTCGTATATCGCGCCGGAAATGATCCTCGGTTACCAGCAGGCGTCAGGTGCGTTTGAAACTATCGCCAGCGGTAATCCTCAGGTCCGACTCGGCGTTGGCGACCAGTACGCCTATATGCGCCGCCTGGATATTCGTACCCAGGTAACCTCCAGCCAGTCTGGTAACGCCAACCAGTTGCCGAGCGTGGCACTTGACGCCCGGATGATTTCCACCCCAACTTACCTGTTCCGCTGCCGTGGTATCTACGATCACCACGACATGGCGGCAGCCGGTAACTGGAATTTTGCTCTGCCGGAAGCTCAGCGTCTCGGCATGCGGCAGGGTATTTTCCAGCAACTTCGTTCTGCTCTGTTGTACGGCATGAACCCGGCTGGTGGTGAAGGACTGTTGAATACTGCTGGCGCAACAACCGAAACACTGCCGGCAGACAGCGCCGGAAATACCACTGTGCTGACCTACGATCACGGTCAAATGGCCGTTTACCTGCTCGGTCACGTCCAGGCGGCAATGACCCGCACCATGCAGTTAGGTCGCCAGTTGCGCGTCGTTATTCTCGGTCCTCAGCGCGTTCTGGGTGCGATGGAGATTCAGCAGATTGTCCAGCTGACCTCATATCAGCGTCCTGGTGGCGGTACCGATACTGTTGGCGGCACCGTGAAAGAGGTCCTGAAAGGGGCCAATGTTCAGGTGGACTGGGTTTATGACGACACACTGATCGGAAAAGGAGCGGGCGGAACAGACGCGGTGGTAATCACCATCCCTGAAGTTGAAGTGCCGATGGTCAATTCCACCGTGAACACCAACGAATTCGCCAAACTGACCCCGTCTCTTGCCGCGAATGCGTTGATGTTCTGTGATATGGCTGCCCCGCGTGAAATTCCGACACCGATCGCGGGTGGCGCAATTGATGTTTTGTCCGAAATGCGTTCAACCGCAGGCTGGGCAGTTCGTCCGGAAGCCATCACCATCCTGTCTATGGCGTACAGCGCCTGATCCATTGTTTGAAATGAACTGGCCCCCACAGGGATATCTCTGCGGGGGCTTTTTTACGAGGGTAACTAATGAAACTGTATATCGCCAACACCACTAAACAGCGTCATATCTTCACCTATCGCAAGCTGGAGACAGGGAGACTTGTTCAGATCCCTATTGAGCACGGCGCACAAATGATGGTTCTTGATGGGTCCACCGAAGAGGTTGACGCGGTTATTCAGCACCACCGTGTTTATGGCCTGGTTGATTCGACAAAAATTGATCAGAGCAAAGATTTTGTCGGTCTTTGCTACAGCATTAACAAGCCTGTTTCGGCAGCGGTAATCGAGAAAACTATTCGCGACAACGATGTTCATTTGACGCGTAACGCTCACAATCTCCGGCAGGCATCAATTATTGCTCACGATAGCACGCTGCGAGAAAGCGGTACGGGTTACGACGGTGATATGGAATTCAGCGTTGAGCAGGCCAGAGGCCGTGATGAAAGCGACGAAACTCAGGTCGTTAACGAGACGATTGTTACTCCGAAAGCCGGGAATAAGAAAAAATGAGCGTAAATCTGGCTGCATTCATCATATTCGTTCGCACAGATATGGGCGTAACCGCCAGCCAGGTTCCTTATGACTCTCCGTCCTTTGTTGTGGCGTATAACGCGGCCGTGGAATGGGTGAACCGGGATATTGAACTGGTTATGCCCAACCTGTATGAGGTTGCCGTTTACAATCTTGGCGCATCGTTTCTGGTCAATTACGGTACTGAATCCGTGTTTGCTGATTTCAGAAAAGAGTATGGTCTGAATGATTTCAGGGCTGGCGTGATAACGGGGGCCGGGGATAACTCAACCAGCGCGCAGCGTCTTGTGCCTGACTTCTTCAAAGATTTGTCTCTGGCCGATCTGCAGATGTTGCAGGACCCCTGGGGACGCCGCTATCTGATGATTGCCCAGCAGTTCGGTAGCCTGTGGGGGCTGTCATGATCACCTTTCATCTTGGTGTTATCGACATTCCCTACGAGGATGAAAACACCACGACCGGGGATGTTGCTGAGTACCTGGAAGAAAAATACCAGATTATGCAGACCTTTTTTGACAGGTACGGAAACGACATCGCCGATCTGATGAGTAAAGACCTCGCCGCGAATCTTGAAAATATGCTGGCTGGCGCGCCGCCGTTAAGGGATCCGCTTGCGGAATCCATGTCACGCGTTCACGACCTGTTTGTGGCCTTTCTGGATAACGAAGAGATGAACGGCATGTCAGGTGTGCCAACCCGACGCGCGCTGCTGGGTATATCTAAGCGCTTTAAAAATAAGAAGGGCGATCCGCGGGCATCCTTTATCGATACAGGAAACTATCAGGCGGCAATGCGCGCCTGGGTAAGCGGGGTATTAAATGCCTTCCCTGAGTGAACTACAGCAGAATGCAAAAACAGAGCTTAACGCGGCTCTGACGCAGGGGCTTGACGACCTCAGTCGCTTTCAGGTGGTTACGTTTACGAAGTATATCCGGAAGGTTCTTCCGCTTGATGGCTTCGTGTTCTGGGTGAAAGCCTCAGTCCTGTCTGATAACCCGGGCAACGAACCCGACACGGTAAACGTCAAAGGCTACCTTCATCTGACGACAGAAACCATCCAGGACGATGAACAACTCTACGACCGCAACGTCGTTACGTTTACTGCGCAGGCCGATATAGACCCATTCAACGATATTGGATCGGACGTCCTGTACATCGGCGAGTTCTTTGGCATTCAGTTTTCTTTCTCCCGTCGAACCGGGCTGAACGAACCGGCCAATCTTTATCACTACACAGGGGAGGCAATCTATCCGCATATGCGGTCGCAGATTATCAACTCTGCGGATGATATCGACCTTAGTGACGTTGTGGTTTCCAGTTCGTTGCCTGTATGGCTTGGGCTGAGTCAGTTTATGCCAATGTTTCCGGCGATGCTTTCCACGCAGAACCTGTCGCCTCCCTTCGCGACAATACGGTGCAGTAATGTCTCTCCGATCGCCGGGGGGTTTTATATCGATGACCGCGACAACCAGTACCAGCTGGTTTCCGAGGATGTGACGATTTCGATTACAGGCCTCAGGAATGCCGCGGTTGAGGACTTTCTGCGATACGTTCAGCAGTACACCCTGCGCGCTGATGCAGAAATGGGCGTAATGAACATCCCTGTTGTGCAGGATGAGCGCGTTACGCAGAACGAACTGAACGTTATTGCCATGCGCAAGACCATCAAATTCAAAGTCAATTATTACCAGCAGCGGATGCGCAACGTAGCCCGCGGGCTGATCCTGTCTGCAATTCCGTCCATTTATCCGGAGAAATAATTAAATGGCAATTGTTAACATTAACGTATCGGTGACTAATCCGCCGAAGCCCTCGCAGCTGCTTAAATCCGGCGCGATGATCTCCATGGGCGGGACGACTCTGACGGCAGGCGAATACCAGTTGCTTACGTCAAAAGACGATCTGAAAGCTATCACCGCCCCGGGGAAAACGATATCAACCATTGTCTGGGCGGCCAATCTGGTCACTGTCACCCTCGCATCGCCTCATGGCTGGACGAATGGCAGCACCGTACCTGTTGTGATTTCTGGCGTGGCACCAGCGGCATACAACCGCTCTGCTGAGGCGACGGTTACCAGCGCGACGGAATTTACTTATTCGCTGAGCAGCGACCCGGGGACGGCAACCACCATGGGCGTTGTTAAGACGGTTGTTGCTGGTGAAATTATCCAGATGAACACCACGTACTGGGCGCAGGGTGCAGCTCGCGCGGTCTATGTGCTGGAACTTGGTGACATCACCATCCCGGCAGCCGTGGCAGCTCTGAGTGATTTTATCGACAAGGATATTTCCCTCGGCAACACGTACCAGAAATTCTTTTCGTATCTGGTACCTCGTGAGTGGGATTCTGAAGCGACTTTCAAAACGCTCACGGGTCAGTACACATCCCCCGGATCGCTGGTTTATTTCTTTGTCACAAGCACGATTGCCACCTATCAGTCCTGGGTGGCAACAAAGAATAAAACCGTATTTGCGGGGGTCGAAGCTCCGAATATTCCAGCCACTGAATTTTCGATGGCGGCAGCGTTCCAGTCCTCGCTGTCAAATGACCCCGGTTCGTCGAACATGGTACCGCCGATGGCGTTCCGCTTCATGTATGGGGTGACTGAATACCCGGTTGAGAACAACGGTACGTTGCTGAAAACGCTCCAGGAAAACCACGTCAACTACATCGGGTCATCTGCAGAAGGCGGCCTGAGTAACAAGATGCTGGTAGCCGGCCACATGCTTGACGGCAATCCGTTTAACTACTGGTATGCAGTAGCATGGGCCGCTATTAACCTTGAACTGGACCTGGCTAACGAAGTGATCAACGGGTCTAACACCACAACCAACCCGCTGTATTACGACCAGAACGGTATTGATCGCCTGCAAAACCGCGCACTGAAAACACTGCGCAATGGAATTAGCTATGGGCTGATTCTGGGCCGCGTTATCGGTACCAAACTTATTCAGAGTGATTTCAACACCGAATACGAGAAAGGTTCTTACGCGGGTAATGCTGTTATCAACGCAGTGCCTTTTGCTAACTATTCCAGCCTGAATCCTTCGGATTACCAGGAGGGTAAGTACAACGGGTTAAGTGCTGTTATCACGCCGCGCCGTGGCTTCGAGTCCATCACGTTTAACCTGAACGTTACCAATTTTGTAGGGGCATAAAATGGCAAACCCATTAGTACCACAGGGATTCCTCAACCGCGTCCGTGGCGCGGTTTCCATCACTGATGTTCCGGCGCTGAATGTCACCGCATCTTATCTTGGTAAAGACGGGATCAGCATGCGCCCGGACGGTCCCGCAACGGATATTCTGCCGACCATGACCGGCACTGTCGGCAGTCAGGTACCGTATCAGCAGGTTACCTTAACCGTTCACATGCTGCGCACTCAGGGGCTTGCCGCAAGTTATCAGCAGCGCTTTACAACGGACACAGCGCTTGGCGAGGTGGTGGTTACCCCGGACGCAACCACATTTGGCAACTTCACCCTGCTTAACTGCTATCTGGTCAACTTTAACGAGATGCCATTTAACGGCATGGATGCCGGGTACGTGGTAACCATCAGCGGCTACCTTATCACTAACGACAACATGTGGATCTGATCGTGAAAATCGATAAAAAACTTAATCTGGTCTGTTCGATCAGCCGTGATGACGGTTCTCTCATTTATGTTCACACCTCACCTTTCCCTTATGAGGTGGTGGAAGAGCATTGCCTGATGCTCGGTAGTCTGTTTACCAGCTTCATCGCTCAGATTGGTGGGATTGGTGCGGCCCGGGTAGCGGCAATGATGCTGCGCAAAAAGCTCAAAAGAGAGCAAGAACTTAAAGAAGATGAAGGGGTGAAGGGCGCGCAGACACAGCAGACACCGAACATTGTTGATGAAATCCAGCGTCAGACAACAGTCATTTTTAATGACAACGGTCAGTGGAAATCTGTGCCGTTAGATTCTGCGATGAAACAGGGCATTATTTCTGCTGACGAGTTTCGTGAGGTGGAAGGCGAAATCGTTTTTTTTATGGTTTCCTCTGCCATTCAGAAACCGGAGCTCATCAAGCCAACGGTGGGGCGCGTGATCGATATGTTCGGTTGTCAGTTAACGTTATCGACCGCTATGGAGTGGCGAGGTTCTTTACTGACGTCGAAAACGGATACCGATACCCCGAACCAGACTGCCCCGCAGGAAACGTCGTTTATACCCTCCTAGACTGGGCCTCTAACGAGGGGTTCAGAGACGTTGTAAGGGAAATAGCTGGCGAGGAATACGCCAGCCCATCCCAATACAGGCAGCGCTTTATTCTCTCTGCGTTAAAAGAAAGAGGTTATTTCAATGGCAGCTAAATCCATTATTGAAGTTGACGTGAATGATGAGAAATTCCTGTCATTTATGGATAAATTCAATGAGTACCAGGCTGCTCTTGAAGAACTTCCCGAAGCGTGGCGGGCATCTGCGCAAGGCATTGGCGACAGCGCCCGCGAAACGTCAAAAGCATCCTCAGAAGCTGAGGGGATGACAAAGGCTTTTTTAGATGGCGTTGATGCGTTGAATATGATGGTGAATAACCTCGATCGCATCAATACCAGCCTTGACGATGCCAATAAACGCCAGAGTGACCTGAATAAGAAAACTGCTGGCTCTTCCAGCATATTTGGCAAACTTAAAAAGGACTCAAAAGAGTTCGCCGGCCATATCAAAGATGCTACCGTTAGTTTGTTGTCATGGGGCGGAATTGTAGGGCTGTTCACTGGCGTTCTCGGCGCTGGTGGTCTGTTCGGGATAAACCGACTGGCATCCACCGCGAGCGCCCAGCGATTCACCTCAATGGGGTTGAATACCTCCATTGGTGCCCTGGATTCAACGGCCATTAACTACCAGCGTGCAGTTGCCAACCCAACAGCGACACTGGGCGCCATTCGTGACACTCAGGCCGATTTATCCCAGCGCTGGAAATTCCAGGCCATGGGCATCAATAACCCTGACCGCTCACCGGACCAGTTGCTGCCGGAGATGATTCGTGCCGCCAGGAGTATTTTCACGCAAACCGGCGGCACGTTGCAGGGGGCTAACGCCTACGGGTTGACCAGCTTCTTCAGTATTGATGACCTCAATCGCTTTAAAAATATGAGCGATGCCGAGATCGACGCTATGGAGAAACGTGCGAAGCGTGACGCTCAGTTGCTGCAGAGCACTGATGAGCAGGCCCGGCAATGGCAGGACTTCAATGTTCAACTCGACTACAGCAGTCAGAGCATCAAAAACACGTTCATCCGTGGGCTTGCTCCGCTTACCCCTGGACTGACAAAGCTCTCGGATGCGCTGTCTGGCGCTATCGATACCGTTCTTCAATCTCCAGAACTTGGAAAATGGGTCGACGGACTCGCTGGTGGTATTCAGCGATTTGGTGATTACCTGGCGTCTCCCGACTTTAAAAATGATGTCGAAAACTTCATGGTAAAAGTCGAGAAGCTTGGAAAAGTAATTGGGAAGGTTGTCGACTGGATTATTGGTAAAACAGACACCGCAGGAATTATTGATGGTGTTACATCTGAATCGACAATTCTTAATGCAAAACCTGTCACAGACCCTAAGACAGGAAATACTTATACGCCAGGTAGCGATGATGATCCGCATGTGTGGGGATGGCTGAAAGGGGTTAAACGCTTCTTTTCTGGTGGAGAAATATCCCCTATTGATTCACAACCTGCAAATGTAAATGCCAAAGGTCGCACTATTGCTGACCGTTTCAATAACCCAGGAAATCTAAGATGGGCGGAAGGTTATGAGACCAGTAACACTAAAAGTGGGAAGTTTGCTGTATTCCCTTCACTTGATGAGGGCGTTCTTGCGGCAACAAAGCAACTCCAGATATATGCTCAGCGCGGAACCAATACAGTCAGGGATATCGTTAGTAAATGGGCTCCGTCAAATGAAAATAATACCGAAGAGTATATTCGTCATGTTGTTCGCTCGACAAAGTTTAATGAGAACGAAAAACTTAATCTGAACGATCCTTATGTGCTGGCGAAGTTAATTTCTGCAATGGCCTCAAAAGAGGGGGCTGGAAGCCGAGTTACAGAGGACCGGGTTATTCAGATTTACAACAACACTGGGGGTAACGCGATTGTTACCGGAGCACAGTTGGGGGCTATGGGGTAATGGGATTTTCACGCGAGATGTACAAACTGGGGTTTGAAATATCCCCGGTTATCCTGTGCGAAGGCATCGCTCAGGCAATCCCAGGTGGTATGCTGCCGATTGTTGCCCTGACCCAAAGTGCCAGTTTTGTTACTGGTCTTTTGGGGGGCGCGATTAACCTAACAGACCTGGATAAGTATTTCTGTCACTGGAAGCCAGTGCAGGGCGCGACGATAGTAGATTATGACATTGCCCGCTATCCTTTTGCTAACCAGGTTGTGGCCGCGAATGCCTTACTGGCTCAACCGTTGCGTGTTGCTCTGGAAATGAAGGCCCCGGTAAACGAAAACACCGGGGCAATGACAAAGCTGGTAACAATAAGCGCACTCCAGTCTGTCCTACAGGCACACGCCAACCTGGGCGGAACATTCATCGTTGCTACCCCATCAGTTATCTATAACCGCTGCATTTTGCGCACGGTAAAGGATGTCACCAGCGGCAATGACGCATTACCTCAACTGACATGGATGTGGGATTTTGAGCAGCCTCTGATCACCGAAACTGGCGCAGAGCAGGCGGTAAATAACTTTCTTGGGAAAATTGGTCGTGGAGACAAGGTTACAGAATCGGCATGGACAAGTACGGTCAACGCCCTTGGTAACACATCTCTTGGAGGCTCTGTCTCTGAAGCTATTACTGGTCTGCTTGGTAAATTGGGAGTGGCAATATGACATCTCAATATTACCCTTTTACGGGGGATGAGCGTCAAAGCATGGCGTTTACGCCGGTTCTTGATGGTACGGTTTATAACTGCCAGCTGAAATGGAATATTACCGCACAACGTTGGTATCTGCTTATCATAGATAGTTCTGGTAACACTATTCTTAATACAGCTTTAATTGGGTCACCTGAAGCTGGTGGTATAAATATAATCTCCGGTATTTTTAGTTACACATCTATGTACTGGAGAGAAAAAAACGGACAAATTGAGGTAACCAGTTAATGCGTTATTACGATATCCAGATTTTCTCTCCGGCTGAAGGCGATAAACAAGAAAAGTTAATTCAACAGTATTCAAGCCATAAGAACGGTGTTTATAACCCCGGCGCATTGATGATTGAATTCGATATTCTCAGGTTTGGTGAGTCAACGCCTCAAGGAGAAACGCATTTAGCAATCTATGGCATTGGCCCAAAAGAAATGCAGCAGGCTCGACAGGACCTGTTTGGTAAGAGAATAAAAATATTCCTCGGCATGAAATCGGGTTTACCGCTGGCTGGTAAGGTTACAGCACCAAGTCTGGTGCTGGATGGTACGATTAATCAGGTGTTTGGTAACTGGCAAGGTACTGAGTTAAGGCTGGACTTCATAATTGTTGCGGGACCGGTTACCAGCACACCAAGAGGAAAACTGGCACCCCTGCCACTTACGTTTAACTGGAATGTCGGTCAGAAGCTATCTGTGGCATTAACTCAGTGCTTTCAGAGAATTGGCGGTTATACATTTAACATCAATATTAGCGATCTGCTTGTCCTTACCTATTACAGGGATCTATTTTGTGATTCAATTGAAGAGTTGGCAAAAGACCTCAAAGCTTTTTCTTTATCTAAAATAAAAAACAAAGGCTATACCGGGGTCGAAATAGCAATAGTCAACGGTAATGAGATAAGGGTGTGGGACAATGACTACCCAAACCATCCAGACAAGACATCCAGAGGCAGCGCAACCGAACGAAGTAAAAAACCAGTTCAAATTCACTTTAATGATCTTATCGGTCAGCCTACCTGGGTAAAGTTCGACGTTATGAGTGTTGCTTGCGTCATGCGTGGCGATATCCAGGTGGGAGATCATATTCTTATGCCGCAGCAGGCAACCCCGATGATTAAGGCTGCGTCGTATTCTCAGTACCGAGATGACTCTGCATTCTCTGGGCAATTTGAGGTTTCCTCTGTTCGTTTGCTCGGTAACAGCAGACAACCGTCAGCAGAGTCGTGGATAACAATCATTGAAGCGTATCCGTTCATTGAGGTAGGTAAAAAATGAGCATCGGCCAGAAATTAAATTTTGGTGCAAACATGAACCGGTTTGCAGAAAGAAAAGTGGAAGCTGCGCTGCAAAAAGCAGGAAAGGTGCTCCCTGCCAGTGTAGTAAAACAGAGCGGGAAGATGGTTACAGTGGCTTTTGAGCTGCGCGACATCCCTTATGTGCTTCCTCAGGTTACCATCCCGCTATTTGGTCCTCAGTACATCCGATACCCAATGCAGCCGGGCGATAAGGGGATTGTCATCCCGGCGGATACTTATCTGGGAGGGGTAAGCGGGCAGGGAGGTGGTATTGCCGACCTGACACCACCGGCGAACCTTAGCGCGCTGGTATTTTTGCCAATCAGCAATACAGAGTGGGAAGGCGTCGACGGTCAGGTTGTGACCATTTACGGGCCCGAAGGTGTCACCATTCGGGATGCTGGCAGCAACACAACGTTTTTACTTACCCCTGACAGCATAACCATCGCCACTCCAACGCAGTTCAAAGTGACCGTAGGGTCAACAGTTTTCACTCTCACGGACGGTATGTGGAGTCTGACTGGTCAGGCAGGGAAGTTGCAGGACGGAACAGCCAGCACAAGCCCGGCGATCATGCACGAGGGCTGGAAGTCGCTTGTTTCCTGGTGCAACAGTCATGTTCACTCCAACGGAAACGGCGGCAGCAATACCGGAAACGCGACAGTGCAATTTAACGGGAATATCACTGAATGAGAACTTACGGCAGGAATTCAGATGGTAAGTGGACTCTGGTCGAAACAGATGAGAATGGATTCAACGACGCAGTTTACCTGACTACTCTGGTGCAAAATCTTAAGCTTGCGCCGCAGGAATCTCCGTTCTTCGCGAACAATGGTATTCCGGCTAACGGATCAGTGATACAGCAGGTATTGCCGACGTACTACGTTAACCGCCTGCAACAGCAATTTAGTCCCTACTTTTCATCGCTACAAATTGCTTTGGTTAGTGATGATCCACCTGTTTATAACATTTCGGCGATAACCAACGCCGGTTCTAAAATTATTGCAACGGTGAACGTATGAGTGATTTATCTGTTAGCTACACTGCTGCTGGCCCGGTTCCGCAAACCCCAGAAAGTCTGCGCGAGCAACTGGTGTCACTGGCCGTTCAAATGGCACCTGGCATCACCACTGAGTTACCAGGCTCACTGATTGAGGATATCGTGAGTACAGACGTTGGTGCGTTGCTGATTTGCGATCAGGCGAGAGTCGATCTGATTAATTCGGTAGGGCCGCTTAAAGCTAACATTTACATGCTTAATCTGCTGGCTCAACAGGCTGGTATTGCACCACAGAAGACGCAGGGGGCAACGACTGTTCCTGTGCAATTCGATGGCCCGGCAGGATTTGGTATTCCTCAGGGTTTTGTAGTGTCCGATGGGATCTATACCTATACGCTTAACGATGCCACGATTATTCCCTCGTCTGGAATTACACCGCAGGTAACCTGTACGGCCACCACGACAGGATCATGGGCGGTACCTGCTGGCACCGTTACCCAGATAATTACCAGCGTTCCTGACGAAATTACATTGACCTGCACAAATCCGGTTGCAGGAGTTCCTGGCTTAGAACGTGAATCAAACTATCAGTTTCGTGATCGCGTCTGGGAATCCCAGATGTCTACAGTTCAGGGATACCCTGGCTTCATCCGGCAGAAGCTTACTGATGTTAATGGTGTGCAGGCTCGCCTGGTATCAGTCGTACAGGACGGTAATAGCTGGATCATCATGTGCGGGGGAGGTGATATTTATGAAATGGCTGGGGCCATTTTTAAATCTGCCGGCGATATCAGCAGGCTAAAAGGAGCGATAGTAGACGTTACTGGCATAACGAATGCTAATCCTGGTGTCGTCACCACAGGTATAACTCATGGATTGACCAACGGACAGGTGGTCAACATCTCTGGCGTGAATGGTATGACTGGAATTAACAACGTTCCGCTAACCGCAACAGTGCTCACACTGCATACGTTTTCAATCGGTATAGATACTTCAGCGTCCGGTTCGTGGACCGGGGGCGGAGAGGTCACGCCAAATGTAAGAAATAATGTGGTGACCATAAACGACTGGCCGGATAACTATCTAATCCCGTTTGTTATACCGTTGCAGCAAAATGTTACGGTGAAATTTGAATGGGGATCTGAAGGGGTGAATTACCTGACCGATGCTACAATTTTAACGCTGGTATCAGCACCTGTAATTCAGTACATAAACGGGATTTATGCGGGTAAGCCGTTAAATATTAATAATCTGAAAGATACCTTCCTTCAGTCCGTTAATACTACTATTGATATGAGTTTAATTAGTAAGCTCAATGTTATTATCACTGTCAATGGAATTATTACTAATCCTGACCCGAACACAAGCATTATAAGTGGCGACCCATTTAGTTACTTCTACATAGCGTCAGATGGCGTAACCGTTGATGGAGTGTGAAATGCTTGAGGATATTATCCGTTCGTACCTGTACACGCAGTACAATGATGATGACAATATCCGTGCTTTCGTGACTGCGTATAACACGATGGCAAAAAATATTTATGACTGGATGCGGAGTGCAAATCTGCCGATTTTTGTTGGTGGGTATAATGCAGGGGATCAACTCAGGTGGATAGCTCGTGGCATATATGGCGTGAAACCTCCTGTATTGGCAAGCGGTCGCCAGCTGGTGATCGGGGCATTTAATACATGCGCGTTTAACACTGTACCGTTTAATACCCGCAGAGTAATAAACCAGTCAGAACAGGTCGTTGTCTCTGATGACTTGTTCAAGCGGATCATGACGTGGAATTTCTATAAGGGAGATGGGTTTTACTTCACAGTACCCTGGCTGAAACGTCGGATTATGCGATTTCTTACGGGGGTGAATGGAGTTGATGTCGTGAACGACCAACACTGGAGTATTTCGGTGTTATTCTCCGGTAGCGGGGCCAGTGTGTCAATTATCAAGGGCTTTAGAAAACTGACTGATTCGTCTGTATACAACACACAGACGTTCAATAGCAGGGCTTACAACCAGAAGACTAGCGTTCTAATCAAAAGCAACGAGTATGAGTACGCATCACTGTTTAAGCAGGCTTTCGACAGCGGACTGCTCCACATGCCATTTTATCAGCCAGTGAGCGTGACTATCGTTGGTTGAGTGGTGTAAAATCAGGCATCTTTCATGGGATTTAGGGATGATGATGAATAAAATATTAGCGTTGTCTATTTTATCTTTTTCTCTCTCAGGATGCATAACCCCAGCATATGAGAAATCAAGAGATTTGGAATCAGCCAAGACATTGCAGGAAAAAAGAGATGTACTGCTCAAGTGGAGTCCAAATGGGTTAAATCCATTAGGTTCTAATTTTCCAACAAATGCACGGGAAGCAAGAAATAGATACCTAAAATACAATGATGAAAGTAATGAATTCCTTAATGGCCTGATTAATAAGTGCTATAGTTCAATATCGGATGCTTGTGTCTTTAAT